TTATAGAGAAGCGCCGTTATCACCTTCGCCCTCCGCTATGCGCTGTTCGTGCATGAATTTGTCCGCTTCTATAGCGGCCGAAGTGAAGCTGTTGTTCTTCCAATAGCTCACAGCGCCGACAATGAATGTGAATATCAAACTTATTATTGTATATAGCTCGCTGTATTCGACGCCGACCGGTGTTTTTCCGAATGCGGTCAGCGCCATATTGACTATTGACACAAGAGACAAAATACCTCTGACCCACGTGCCGACCGATATTTTTGTTATATTTTCAAAAAGCTTTCTCATGAAAATCCCCCTTATTTTCTGCGCGTGATATCATCTATGCGCCTGTGCGCGGATTTTATCGAATCCTCTGCCGCCGCCATGCGCTCGACGAGATTATTGTGCTTATCGACCCGCTTTTCGAGCTGCGCGATGCGATAATTCGTCAGCCTGTTCGACGCGAGTATGCCGCCGAGCGAGCCGATGAGCGTACCCGCCGCCGAGAGCAGTGCCACAGTTATTTCTGCGTTCATCTCACACCTCCTCGAGACTGCCGACCGCGACCCAGCTCGAAATATCGCCGAGCAGGGCTTCGAGCGTGCCGCGGTTCTGCTGAACTTTCGTGACGGTGTGTTTTTTCGGTGAGAGCTGAGAATCGGGCACGCGCTTTCCGCGCGCCGAGGTGCAGCCGCCGTAGACCGCACCGGGCTTTATAAAAACAACGTTCCCGACCGAGACGGACGGTCTCGCCGCGAGTCTCAAGTCAGAGAGCCTGACCCACGAGTTTATCTCTTTGAGCAATGCGCGGCTCGGCTCGACTTTTGCGACGGTATGCGTTCTGAGCTTCACCCACGACGGAACGCGCTGACCTGTGGCATAGTTTTTGCCTATAATTTTCACGCGGTCGCCCGCTCTGATATCGGCATACTGCGCGACTTTTTGCGGCTCGTTTTTCACGCAAAGCCCGTAAAATTCGGCTATCGACGCGGCAATCGACTCGCCGCACTTTTTCTGTCCCGCTTCCGTTTCGACATTCTTTCTGTCCGAAGAGCTGTCTATGAACACGGTCTCAATAAGCAGACTGCGGCACCCCACCGAGCGGACGAAGCCGAAATAATCGCCGCCCGTGGAATTGAGCTTTGTTTTAGCTCCCCTGTCGCGCAGTGAAAATGTCTTCGCAATGCCCGCGCTTATCTTCGCGGCGAGCTTTTTGCCGCCCTCATCGGCGTGTTTATAATAGACCTCGCTCCCCGTTCCGCCGCCTGCGTTCAGATGAATCTCGGCAGCCAGATCGAAGTTTTCGCGGTTGACATAAGCTATCCTGTCCGTCAGATACATATCGGCATCGTAGTTTATGAGTATCGTATCACAGCCGTATTTTTTGAGCGCCTCGGCGATATAAAAGCCTATCTTTCGCGCTATGCGAAACTCATGAAAGCCTCCGCCGACCGCGCCGCTGTCATAGCCGCCGCCCGCCGATTTTCCGTGACCCACGGATATACAAATTCTCACTCTCGCACCTCCTCGAAGTAAATGCCCACAAGCTGCGACGGCAGATAGTGCATGACCGTGCCCTCGCCGCCGCTGTCGTCTCTTGTGCATCTGTAAATTTTGCCGCCGTCAACATAATATAGGTCTTTGTAATACCTCATGCCAGCCGCCGCCGTGATAGGATTATCAATTGTGCCGTCTTCGTCTACCGTCACGCGCTCCCAGTGCGCTGGGGTTACGCTCGGACACCATGTGGGATTGGCGGATATCGCGTTGTAGCAGCGATAGAGCTTACCACCGTCGCGCACCCTGTCGCCGATAGAATAGTCTTTTTCGCCGCTCCACGGTTCAAATAGGCTGATACTTGTCAGAGCTTCGGCGTTTGTCAGCTTCGCGGCGGCTCTTGTTATCATCTCGCGGAAGCGTTTTGCCTGCGTCCGTGTCATATATCCGCACCCCCTGTGATAATATCCAGCGCCTCGTCAGCCGATATGTCCTCGGGCGGCTCGGCGACCGTCCAAATCTGCTTTATCTGGGATTCAGTCTCCGTCCACGACTCGGTGTAATACCCGCCGTCGGACGGATAATCCGCCGTGATTATCGGCTTGTATCCGTAGTGCAAAAGCAATGCGGGGTCGTTGGTAAAAACATCGCCATTTTCTGTTCTTATCGGTCTCGGCGCACCGTGCAGAGCACCGCCGACCAGTTTTCCGTATATCATATTTTCACCCCCATGTGAAGCTGCCCGCGCCCTGATTATAGAGCGCCGTTTTGCCTATAAGATCATAAAGGCACGGCACACCGTTTGCATCGAGACACGGGACAAGCCGCTGTGCATCGCCGTCGGTGTAGCTATATAACCGCATAACAGCCTTATTGCCCGACCAGTTGTTGTTGCCGACGTCAAATATCAGTCCGTTTGTCGGCGTCTCGAAGTCGGCGACATCGCTCCAAGATTTTTTTTAAATATCATTGACCCACACGCCGGCTTTGTTCATTCGGATTTTTGTTCGTTCCAATGATGAAGCCGCCGCAAAACGGTGCTTTTGATACTCGGAAAAGTCGCCGGAGAAAACAATCGGATTTTTGTTTTGAAACAGCGTAAGATTATTTTTCAACGCGCTCTGGCGCGACCCGAATATGCCCGCGTCCCTGTTTATTTCACCGACTATCCTGAAATCTATGGTGATATCAGAATCCTGCGTCAGCTTGCGCCCGGTGTCGATATACTGGCTGCCCGAGGACTGCAAAAAGCTCACGGGAGTGAAGTCATTCGGCAGACCTTCGATATGCCGCGCGGCACGCGAAAAGAATTTTCTTCTTCGTCCTATCAAGTGCCCTCACCGACCTTCTGCGCCGCCAAAATTTTGTCTTTGAAGCTCAGCTCCCATGTTTCGCCGTTTTTAAAATCCGGCGCAGTGCCAATATACTTTGTACCTGCCGGCAGAGTGACGGTGACATTACCGCTCGCCGCGAAGTTCAGGCGCATCCAGCACTCGAAGTTGCCTGTAGGATATGTCAGTGTTAAGGTCGTGACATCGGTGAGGCGGTACTCGGTGTTGTCGGCAAGGGCTATATTTGAGCCTGTGGAGACTTTTGTCGAGACTGCCTGCGGTGTATAACCGAGCGCGGAGATAACGCCGTTTTTTGTGACGGATATATCGGAACCATTATATTGCAGTTTTCCGTTTGAATCGGAGAGCTTGTCAAGAACGTCTTTATTAGTGTGAGTATGCCCAGACTTTTTTACAAGCTCGTCGAGTGCCTCTCCGACTGTCGACATGTTCGGTAATGCGTCATTTGAATAACTAATAAAATCCGCACCGATTTGACCAACTATGAATTGCCATATAGCTTGGTTTTCTCCGACCTTCTGTACAAATGAAAGTATAGCTTGACCAAGCAGAAATGTGGCAAAATAATAGTCGCTACCGTTAAAGCCTTGAACAATAGGTATATCCCAAGATAGATTGTTGTCTGTATCAGTGGCTATCACAACAACTCTTTTTTCGTCGGCAACTGCTGCGTCAATTTGCTCAACTGTTGTGCTGCAAGACGTGACCGTATACTTACCATTGTCGTCGCTTGTGACCGTCATTTTGATTATGAAGTCGCCCGCTCCACCGCCACCGCCTAAAGCCTCGCCGTCATAGGTCGGCTTGCCGTCTTTTGACTCGGCAAACTTATCCAAGACAGCCTTGTTGTCGTGCGAATGCCGTGCGGCGGTGTTAAGCGCGATTTCGGCGGCAAGGCTATGACCCAACCGCTCTGTGCCGTCCGGGATTGACGCCTTTGCAGTGCCCGTTATCACAGGCGCATAGCCGACTATCTCGCCGTCCGCAAAGGCGACAAGCTGCGCCGCCATGTTGCCCGGCTCGGGCACAACATCGCTTGTAATTTTGACAGTCACATAGCCGTCTACAGGAGTCAATAGCTCTGTCTGTAGATGCTCGCCGACCGTCGACTCAAAATATACGCGATAGCTATCTGCGTCTTTAAGTTCGGCGGGCACCGGCAAGGCAAGCACGGTAAAGTTATTTTCCGCGCGATAGCCTACGTCGTAGCCACGCGGGCGGCTGTATTCGACTTTTATCGTTCTTTCCTGCATCTTCCTTTACCTCCTCTTTCGCGGGCTCTGCAGCCTGTTTTTCGCAGTCTGTAAGCATTTCGGATAAAAGGTCAAGCTTGCCGATAATCTTCGCGATTTCGACCTTGTTGACCTCAATTTGCTGCATCAGCTGTGAATTGTGCTTCTGCAAGGCGTCGCCCTGCGCTTTGACCTCTGCGATTTTCTGTTCGATTTCTGATTTTGTCATAATAGCCCCCTAAGCGAGTTTTTTGTAGTCGCCGCTGTCGTTAAATTCGGCATACAGTCCGGTGGTGTCTAAAAATAGCCGTCCGGTGTAACCGCCGCCGGAAGTAAGCTTTAAAGTCATGCCCTTTCCGTTTGTCCCGCTCGAGTAGATTTCAATTCGCGCCGGAACCGTGCCTTTGGTGTTGTTGACGATTTGCAGCAGTGCGCTCGCGTCACTCGTAGCACCAAGCTCCGCGCTTACATCGTTCGCGCCGTTTGGCGCATGCGCGATAAACCCGATGGCATCGCCGCCTGTCGCAACACTTAAAGACTCGTTTACCTCGACTTTTTTGCGGAACCTTGCGTTATCTTTGCTGATTAGCGCAAAATCAGTGTTCCAGGAGCTCAGCGCTGAGACATTGTCGGTGCTCGTTCCGATTCTAAACCCGCCGGACGGAACGCCGCCGAGCGTATATGACGGGCTTGCGAGTGTGGTATACCATTTACCGCCTATAAGCGAGTTGTAAAGCGACAGATATTTTGTGCCTGTTCCAGTGCCAGTTCCTGCGCCTTGATAGAGCTCCACTACTCCGCCGGAAAAGTCTGCTTTGTAACCGTCGTTGTTTAAGATTGACAACTGACCGCCGTCAAGGTTTATGTCGCCGCCAGTGATGTTGATATCGGAAGCTTCGATGTGTCCGGACTCAAGGTTAAAAGAGAACTCGCCGTTTGCAGATTGCATTATGCCGGCGCGGATGATGTTCGCGTTTAGAATGCCCGTGTCGATAAAGTCAGCGACAATGTGACCGTCCTGCGTGACTGCTGTCCTATATGGCCCGGAGTAGCCGCCGGACGAATGACCAAAGCCGGAAAGATTAAACCGCCATATGTTTTTGGCGGTCGAGATGTCCGGCGTGTCCATGATTAAAATTTCCTGCGGATTCTGCGGCGGGTTGAGTCGGACATATCCGCCGCTGTTCCCGGTGATTGCCGCCGTTGCGTCGGCTATCGCCTTTTCGTATGCCGCCGTCAAGTCGGACTTCGCCGAGACGAGCTGACCGCGCAGGTCTTTGGCCTCGTTGACCGTCTGTTTTATGACGTCGGCAAAATTCGCACGCGGCGATCCGAGGTCAATGGATGTGTACCGCTCGCGCAGGACATCATAGACCGTTTTAATTACCTTTGCTTTGATATTGATATTGAGGTCTTTGTGGTAAATCTGCACTGTGTCGCAAAGGCTGACAGATTCAAGTGCGGAAAAACTCGCGTATTCCGGCGACTGCGATAAGTCCACAAAGGACACGGTCATTGACACGGTCGGCGAGTTGATGTCATTTGCCGCCGCGTATGCCGCCACCGCCGAGTCAAGCCCGCTCTGCGTGATTTCGCTATCGCCGCCCGAAAAATCGGACGAAAAGTCGCGTATCAGCGTTTTTGCATTGATGCCGCTTGAGTTGGTCACTGCCTTATAGCTGTGCAAGTCGACATTGTCGTTTTTGACATAGCCATATATGCCGGTGTATGCGCTGTCCATGTCGATATCGCACTTTAACTCCATCATGTTGCGACCGTATGCAATTCTGACCCCGCGATCTTTGCCGCGCGCCTTGTGCAACTTTATCGTGTGATTGTCAAACTCGTACTCGCCGCCGTAGACGTCAAGGACGGAGCCGGACACTCCGCCGAGCGCAGCGCGCGCCGAAACATTGGTCAGTGCGATTGACGACGACAGAGTGATATCGGTCGTCGCCACGGAAAAGCCTGTGTCCTTGCCGAGCTGATTCTTTGCGGCGGTCAATATGGCGTTGATAGCGACCTGCGCGTTGCCAGATGCCGAAACGGTCGGCACCGGATAGCCGGAAAGTGCGTAGCTGATATGCTCGCAGCTAACGGTAAACATGCCGTTGATAGGCTTTGACACTTTGCGGATGTGGAAAAACTGATTTTTTCCGTTTGCGTTTGGCTTTGCCTTAACATAACGGTCAATCACAAGCTCGGCGGCATAGCGGCCGAGCATCGGATATTGAAATTCGAGCTCAAAGACACCGTTGCGCTCCTCCGTGCATTGGCAGTCGCTCGCCTCGGCAAGCCAGCCGATTTTTGCTTTTGCGTCCTGCTTATAAAGTATCGGTATCATAAGCGCCTCCAGTGCGGCACGATCTCGACCTTGGTCACGGTTCCGCCGCTCCAACTTATAGCATTTCCCCCGGGTGACAGCACCGGAAAGCTGTCAAAGTTGGCTCTGTCCGGTTTGCCGGTCACGCCGGTATAGACCAGCTGCAAGGCACTGTCGCACTCGATATAGCTGCCGATGTTTAAAAACGGAAAAGACTGACCGCCAATCGAAAGCGTGATGTTTCCACTGCCGTATATCTTGATATATGGCAGCGCGGAATACGCCGTCGGATTGGTGATTTTCCCCGCCGCCGTCAGCGTCGTTTTGACATCGCCGGAGGTCAGAAAGCGGAACGGCTTGCAGCTGAATACCAGCTTCGCCGTGCCGAAATTTCGGATCTGCTCGTCCCAGTCCTGCCCGCTCGTGCAGATCGCCATGCGGTAACTGCTCGCGTCGGAACTGTCCGCCAGTTTGGCATATGCCGCACTGCCGAAAAGCCAGTCCGCGACAGCGTCACGGTTTCCCGCGATGTCTTTGCAGCCGACGGTGTAGGTGATTTCGACATTTTCAAGATCATCTATGCTCGAGTCAATTATCAAAAGTCCGGCGCGGCCGGGAATCTTTTGCAGATCATACGGCCGCGCCGGTGTTTTGTTGATTGTTGCCCCCTGCACCACAAGGCCGAGGTCGCTCGATTTTTTGGAATTGAAAGTGAAAGTTTTAGGCATATGCCCGCTCCTTTCTGCGCATCTCGTCGTAGATTTCCTCGGCGATGCGCGAAGCGAGAGCCCTCACATCGCCTCCGCCGTCTGCGGCGTTTATGGTGACATTAAAGTTATAGACTTTATTGCCGCCGCTGACTGCCGCCTGCGCTCGACGCGCCGTGAAATTCCCGGTCGCGTTGATGTCGACATCCATCGGTATGGAGTCGGTCATCCTCTTTGCGACATCGCGCATCGTGGTTTCAAATCCGACACCAACGCCGAGAGCCATGTTTTTACCGATCTGGTCGCGAAAAACAGTCGACGGCGAATGTATGCCGAGCACCGATTTCATCGCTTCCGTGACGGCAGAACCGAGAGACTTGATTTTCCGGATAAGCCAGTCTTTCATGTTCTTGATGCCGTTCCACAGGCCCTCAAGGAGATTTTTGCCGAGTCCGGCAAAAACGGTTGACGGCGAGTGTATGCCGAAAAAGTTTCTGAATCCATCAAGTATTGCTTTGCAGACTTTGACGATTGCATCCACAACAAGACCTTTGTTGTCCCACAAGCCTTTGACGATGCCGCCGATCAGCTGAAATGCCGCCGGAACAAGACGCGGAGCATTTGCGATAAGCCCGGTCGATATTTCTATCACCAGTCTGACCGCCGAGTTGAGAATTTTAGAAAGATTATCATCCTGTAGCAGTGCATTGACAAGCGAGTCGACGAGCGTAAACGCCGCGTCTATCACTTTGTCGATGTTATCCGCGAGCGCGCCGACGAGCACGACAATAAGCGTGACCGCCGCCTGCATGATAGGATCTAAATTCGCGACGATTCCGTCGACCAGAGTAAAGACGACGTCAACCGCGCCGGAGAGTATCGGCGCGAGGTTGGAGACAAGACCGTCGAGCAGAGAGTTGACCATCTGCGCGCCTGCGTTAAGCAGTGACGGCGTCTGCTCTAAAATTGCATTGATAACATTCTGCACGACCGGAGCGGCGTTTCTAACGACCGCCTTAACCGAGTTCAAGAGATTCATAATCATCGGTTCGAGGTCGGCTTCGCTGTTGCCGAGGTTTTCCTTGAGCGTCTGCATTGCCGCCTTCGTCATGCCGATAGATCCGGTCAGTGTGCTTTCCGCTTCACGCGCAAAATTGCCTGCATACTGCTCCGTCTTTTCAAAAAACATCTGCATCGCAAGCTCGGCTTTTTCGGCGTTCGACGCCTTATTCCAGACAAAGTTGATTCCTTTTCCGGCAGCGTAAGCTTCGAGCGTCGTCGCATTCATCGCGACACCGAGGTTGTCCATCATTGTAAAGTTGCCCTTGGCCGCGCCTGCGATGGACTCAAGCGCCTGCGATGTGTCGATGCCCATGACGGACGCGACATCGGTCGCGCGCTGCATCGCCTTCGTTGTCAACTCAAGGCTGCGCTCCTGCGACAGCCCGGAGCCCTGGAACAGCGAGCCCATTTTGTTCGCCGTCGCGAGGTATTCGCTCTGTGCGATGCCCATGTCTTTATAGGCACTTTTACTCTTTTCAACGACTGCATCGACATGACTGCCGAAAACAGCCTCCGCACCACCGAGGTTCTGCTCAAGCTCGCCGAAGCCTGCGACTGATTCCTTGACAAAATCAAAAACCCCTTTAGCGATACTCTTACAGGCCGAGGCAACACTTTTCAGACCGCCAACGATAACATCACTTATGACATGAGCCTTGATAAGGTCGCCGAACTTGATGCTTTTCTTTCCGGCTTCTTCGAGGCTGTCTCCGGCTTCGTTGGTGCTCCGTTTGAAAATGCTCAGTTTTTCTTTGACCTCGGACAGCTTATCTTTCAACTTTCCAAAGACATTGATTTTGCCCTTGAACTTGTCGATTTTGTCGCGGACATTGTTAAGCCCATCGGCCATTTTTTCGAGTGTGGTTTTTGGACCCGATTCTTTTTCGAGCTTGTCCCACTCATTGCCCATGTCGTTGACGTCTTTTGTCAACTTAGCCAAGTCCGCCTGCGCGTAGTTAAGTCGAATTTCCCACTCGCGCACGGCGTCGGAATTTTCGCCAAAATGTTTGGTGGCGTTTGCTAAAGCGTCTTTAATCAACTCCACTTTGGCTCTTTGCTCTGCCATAGTGCGGTTCAGAGTCGAGTACTGCGATGTGCAATATCCGAGCTGATCTTTGTTCTGCGCAAACTCTTGTGTGTTTTTCTTCGCCTCGGAGCGCAACAGCCGCATGCTGTTATTGATGTCTTTTATTGCTTTTTTGAAATCGGCTTCGCCGTCGCATACAATCTTCGGGCCTATGCGGAAGTTTTTACTACTCATCATCCACCTCCCCCTTTTTGACTAATCCATGCCATATGCAATAATTTTCATACAGGCTTGTGACTTGCCGCAAAGTCAGCCGCCAAGCCTGCGCAAAAGGAAAGCCGAGTAATACCGTCGCTCTGAAAATCCAGAGGTCAACATCGACGATTACTCGGCCTGGCTGTTTTTTATTTCTTCGAGTCCTGCCGCTTCTGCCACGGCATCGACGGCGGCGTTCAGCTCATCGTCCTCCGGCAGCTCCTCGGCGGGCGGAAGCGACACGCCGAAGGTCTGCATCAGCACGTCGGTGTACTCGCTGATGTTTCCTATGTCGATTTTTCTGCCGATATAGCTCTCGGTGACATGCTCGAGCTTGACATCGTGGTCGTCGTTGTAAGCATCGACCGCGTCGTTGATAAGCACGGCAAGGATCCACTTAAGTTGTTTGACCTCACTCGACGCTCCAAAGACATTCTCAAGCTCGCCGTATCTTTCCTGCAGTTGCTCGATGCAGTTAAGCGTCAGAGCGACGTTATATGTCTTTCCGCCGATAGTCAGCGGAACCCGTCTTTCTTTTGTTTCACAAATGATAGCGTTCATAAATAGACGCGCGGGCGAGTTTCCCCGCCCGCTCCTCCTTTTTGATTTATGTGTCGGAGACCGTGATTCCGAACTTGGTCTTAAGTGCGGCGATCGCCTCGGCGGCGGTGGTGTAATAGGTCTTGGTGCGCCACGCTCCGGACTTGTCCGCTATTGCCTTGCCCTCGAGCGACGAGGTATTAAAGGTGATGTTGTCGCCTTTGGTGGTGTGTGTCTCACTCGGAAGCGAGAATTTGACCTTGTGGACAACATAAGTCAGATACTTTCTCACGCCGTCCACGACCTCGACGGAAACAAAGCCGTAGCCGCCGTATACTGGCGCGTCGCTCGCTTTTGAGGTCAGCACGGTCGGCTTCGGAGTCGTCGAGCCCGTGCCCTCGGTCTTCGTCTCGCCGAACATACTCACAAAAACCTCAACCGGAATAGTTGACGTTTCAAGAGTGATGTCGGCATCTTTAAATTCTGTTTCATACTCCGCCAGCGCGTCGTCGGCATAGAGAGAGCCTTCGACCTTGTTCGGCTTGACTTCGGTCTTGACCATCTTGCCGACAAAAGCACCGTTTTCGTAGGTTATCGCCGAGTCAGTTTCTGACTTTATCGGCGCAAAAACAGGCAGAGATGCTTTAAACTGGGCCATTTTTTAATCGTCCTCCTCATCATTGACTACGCCCTCAATCTCGGCATCAACCGCGATTTGGACATAGTTCTTTTCTTCATCGTACAACTCCGCAGTCGACGTGACCGTAAAGCCCGCCGCGCGGAGCCGTTTTCTGATTTGCTTTTTGTATTTCTGCGGATTGTTCCGCGTCCACAGCGACACGCGCACATATGTGCCGTCATATATCGGCTCATCGTCCGCCCAAAACTCCGGCCGCTCGTCGAGATAGGAAAAAGTGATATATTCCTCGTCGTCACCGGAATAAAAATTCGGATATATTTTCATTCCCATGTCGCCGAGTGCGGACATTATCAGCTGATTCACATTCATCCTTCAACCCCCGATTCACGCCGAAACACTTCCGCCATTGCCGACTCGCATTCCGCGCGGCAGTCATTCACTGCCTTGGTCAGCAGCGGTGTCGGTGCTTGGTTCTTTGTACCGTATTCCAAGTGCGCCAAAATTTCCATGTTTCGCACCGGAGTTTTGCGCTTCTTTATCTTGCCGTGCTTGTCGATGTATTTTTTTGACATCCCGGTCGGTCTGACTGTCGCGAGATATGTTCCGTTCTTGGCTTTCTTCGCGCGTGTGCGCTTGACGCTGTTGACCATCGTGCCAGTTCGCCGATGTCCGGCAAGTGCCGATTTTATGTTTTTCTCTAAAATCGGAGTTGCCGCGTCAATCATCTGCGGAGCGTATTTCTCAACTTCCGCCAGCTTACCGAGACTTCGCAAAAAAGCCGGATCTATTTCAAAATCAAACTTTCCCATTCAGTCCACCTTCATGTCGGAGCAGTGCAGTTCCGTCAGACCGTCGAGACGGTCATAGACGCGCGTTATCTGCAGCTTTGTTTCGCCGTCGTAGACAAACTTACTGCGGCGGTCAAAAGACCGCGAGCGCACGACATAGACCCGCTCGACTTTCATGCCGGCTTGCGCCGCCTCGTAAAACTCGCTTGACTTTGACGACTCTGCATGCGCCCACAGCGGCAGGCGCCGCTCGGTATTTTTTTCATAACCGTCGGCGTCCTGCCCGCTCTTGTCGATATAGGCGACCTCAATTCTGTTTTTCAGATACATCGGCTCCTGCCTCCGTTCTCAGCTGCAGTGCAAAGCTGTTAAAAAGCTTCTCGGTGTTCGCCGACACCGTGCGGTTTAGCTCGCCGCCGTCGTACATATCACGCACGGCGACGAGCACAAGAAACTGTGCGCGCGGATCGTTAAGGTCACAGTCGCTGCCGACGGCAGCCGAGAGAAATTTCTCGGCCGCGTCGATAAAGCCTTTTATCATTGCATTGTCGACATCGTCATCGACACGCAGGAAGCGTTTAGCCTCCGTCAGTGATACGGCCATTGTTTACACCGCCTCAGCCGTTCTGCTTGCCGGACTGCAGGACAGCAATCTTCTGATTGTTCTCGACCTTGGAGTCTGCTTCGAGCCAACCGACAACGCCCTTAGCGTTCTTGTCGGCATACTTCTCGTTAAGCACCTGCAGCTCAAGCTGCTTCGCGATTTTCAGCGCCATGCCCGAGAAATCGCCGTAGAGGACGGGGAAGCCCTCCTGCTTGGTTGCCTCGTCCATCGCGTCGGAGATATAGACCGGAGAGCCGAGAATCTTCCAGCCGAATCCGGTCTCGATATCCTTCATCAGATACTCGTTCTGCGAGTTTTTGGTCTTGCGGAGCGCGGTAAAGGTCTTGTTGCTCATAATCCACATCGCATTGGACTGGTAGATCTGCGGTATCATCGCCTGCATCTCTATCAGGACATCGAAGGTGATACCCGCGAGCGTATAGGTGGTCAGGGTCATCTTATTGGTGGACGAGACCGCGCCGGTCATCTTGCCGCTCGTGCCGTGGATAAGCTCGCGCTCGAGCTTGACGCGGAAAGCCTCGGTCATAAGCTCCTCAACCTTTGCGACAATGTTAATGTCGGTGTTGTTGATAAGCTTGTTGGAAATGACGGTAAGCGCGCCGAGGACATAGCCGGAAAGGTCTACGCTCGTAAACTTGCCCTGACCTGCGGTCAGTGCGGTGAACTCGTCACCCTGATAGGCGGCGGCGATATCACCGGTCGGCGAATCGGCAGAGGCGTCGGTACCGTAAACAGGTATGGACAGAGCGCCCTTAGTGTAGTACTTTGTGGCCTTTTCAATAATCGGCGATACGTTGACTATATCGGTGATTATCTTGCTCGCGATGGTTTTCGGGATAATCGCGCCGTTCGAGCCCTGCGACATTCCCGCCGAGGCCGCCTTTCTCAGATATTCGACAAAGCTCTTCTCTTCGCTGAGATCTGCACCGCCGTTGTCGTCGTGCTCCTCGGGGTCGAGCTCGTCCTGCTCCGCCTCAAAAAGGCGCTTCTCGGTCTCATACTCGCCCTTGAGGTTGTCGACCTCGTCGAGGCAAGCCTTGACAAGGTCAACCTCGCCCGCCTCATTGTGCTGCCTTGCCTCTTCGGTCTTGGACTTGATTTTGGCAAGCAGATCTCTCATTTTCTTATTCATCGTTTGATTCCTCCATGTAGATAAAATTTTCACGGATGCGTATGGCATCCGTGTAGTCTGTGGACTTTTCTTTTTCTTCGGGCGGTTCCTCGCCCTCGAACTCTTTGGTCACGCCCGCCGCGCGCTGTGCGGGAACCGCGACAAAAGAAACCTCATAAGCGTCGACCGCGCCGACAAGCTTATAAAAGCAAAGCGCGCCGTCGTACCGTTTACCGCGATAGTGCTCGCACCGTCTGGCGTCGCCGCCGCAGATAGAGCACTGCGCAGACTTGACGCTGCACCCGACGCTGCACTCCTTTTTGATGCCGCCCTCGATTTCGGCGATGAGCTGCCCGCTCGTTGCCTTAATGCAATAGCAGTGTAAGACGAGCTGTTTATACTCTTCGCCGGTCTTGGTGGTCTCGCCGGGACTGGTGATAACCTCCGCGTCAAAAATTCGTGCGCACTGATTTGTGCTCTGCGGATTGTGGTCGCTTATGACGGTCTTGCCTTTGTACAGCTCGGCAAGCTGCCCAAGCGTCTCGCCGGAAAATGCCTCATAGTCGCGGTCAATCTCGTTGTCGCAAGCGACCATCTTAAAGGCAAAAACCTCTTCGGCGGTCAGCTCTTTCAGCGTGCAGGCGTTGATTTTCGCCATTTTGTCATCGTCAAGGTCAAGGCTCTTGACAATGGCGCATTTGTCAATCTTCATCTTTTTCACCTCCTTTGGCGTACTGAATTCCGGCTTGCGTCAGCGGCAGCATGGATCCGTTACAAATCAGCTGGTCGCCGCCAGGACGCTCGCCTTTATCCAAATAGGCACGCGCCTCATTTGGTGTGTAAATGGCGTTTTGTACTGCGGTCGCCATCGCTTCGAGCTGCGTCTTAAAGTCGGCGCGAAGAATAACGGCCGCGTTGAATTTTGCAAAATACCCGCTCGCGATATCCTCGTCGCTCAAAAGCTTGTATGTGACCTCGTCCTCGTACTGCTTCAATATGTACAAAAGCGTATCAATGTAAAAAGCAAGCTGCTGCTGCTCGGCGGCGGCGTAGCTTGCTTTTTCATAGTCGTTAATCTGATTCGGTTTGATTCCAAAGGCGGCGGCAATTTGCAGCGCCGAGTATTTTTTCAATTCGATAAACTGATTGTCGGCGAGCTTCATGTTCAGCGGCTGGATTGTCGAGCCTGCCGGAATCGGCACGAGGTTTTTGACCGTGTCGACCTTTCCGGTGATATACTCTTCAACCTTCCTGGTATATCGCTTCTCAAGCTCGTCATTCAGATTGCCGGTATACTGCAGGACGGCTTTCGCGGTAAAGCCGTTCTTGTACATCTCATTCAACATCTTTTGTCCGCGCATGTTTCCGCCGAGCGTTGTGCTCAGCTGGTCCCGGACGCTCAGCCCGGCGACGCCGTCAAAAGAAACGGAAGTGCGAAAATGCATAATGCTGTCGTGCGGAATCCTGACGGTCTCGCCGCTTTTCGGATTGTGGAAAAGATACCAGATAGCACCTTTTTTTCTGTTCCAGATTCCTTTATCGTCGCAGTATATCTCCACGCTCTCCGGCGGCAGGCACCACAAGTTTGTGTTTTTGCCCGCTCCCGTTATCCACACATACGCGTTGCCGTAGTGGTTTCGGTTGATTTCGACCGTCGACCAAAAGTGCGTGGCGGTCATATATGGATTCGGACGGATCGCAAGCAGACGGTAAAGCTCGTGCTTCTTCGCCGTCTCGATTCCGCCGCCGGATGTCGTGCGCATGATTTTAAACGGCATCTTTCCGATAGCTTCTGACAGGATCTTTATACAGGCAAAATATGTCGCCTCGCCCAAAGCCTCGCCGTCGTCGCTTATGCCGAGAAAATCAAGCAGCGCCTGCCGCTCGACCGTCTGCTGGTCGCTTGCACTTTTTTTCTTAAACAATGGCATCAAGCCCACCCCATTTTCTTCAAATAATCTTCGACCACCGTTTCATAGTCCGGCGTCTCTTCTTTGCTGGATTTTCGATACGCGACATGCGCGTCGATAATAGCGTCGACGACATCGATGCGCGCGTGCCGTGCGTTCACTTCCTTGTCGACTTTGATTTCGCCAAAAGAGTTCTTCGTTTTTTTTGCGTTGACAATGGACCACGACATCAGCGCGTTTCGCTGGTCGTAAAGCACATTGCCGGCTTTGACCTCAAGCGCAAAGTCAACAGTCGTGTCTGACAGAAACCGCGCCGACTGCTTTACTTCAAGCAACGGCGCGCCGAGCGTATCAAGTTCTTCCAAAAATGCGTCCGCATTGTGCGGGTCATATCCGATGCAGGCGATGTTGATTTCAAACTTTTCCTGCAGTTCTTTCAGATCCGCTACGATTTGCAGATAGTCGTTTTTCAGACCGCCGACCGCTTCGGACGGCGTAAGCAAGCCGGACTTTGCCCACACATCATACGGCGCGGTGTCCGTGATGATATGTTCTTCAAGTCGCTTCGCCGGAATGTAGGAATGTGACCAAACATATATCTTTCCATCGTCAAGCGGAAAAAGCAGCGCGAGCGAGGTCAGATCGCCGCCGCTCGAAAGGTCAAGCCCGGCGAAACATCTACGGCCGCGCATGTTCTCTATTGTCATCTCTGTCCGGCCGAGCTTCCACTCGTTCGGCATGATGTACTGCGTGTCGCCATACTCATACCACAGGTTTTGGCGCTTGGTCATATAGTCGGACATTTCAAAGCCGCCCATCTGCTTCGCCGTCTGCGCATCGCGGCGGAGCTGTTCGAGCGCGCTCGGTACTGTCACGAGGTGCGGATTCGCTTTATACCACACGCTCTCGTCAAAAGGGTCGTCCTCTTTGTCCAGTGTGTAAATGTCAACAAAAAAGTCGTCGGCTTCCGCCGTGCCGACAAGTATCTGCAGGCAATAATCGTCCATCTCGCGGCAGAAGCTGTTCAAGCTTTTTCCGCGCGTGGTTATCATCGATATCAAAGCTTCGTCAAGCGAGGCTTGGCCGTTGTACAAAGCTTTATAAATTCCGTTGTCTTTGTGCTGGTGAATTTCGTCGACCGAGCAGAAGATTGCGCGGAAACCATCGTCAAGCCCGCTCTCTCTCGACAGCGCCTCGATCGTACATCCGGTGCGTTTGGCAATGATAAGACTCTTATAGTCCTTGACGTCAAACAGCGCCTGCAGGTCTTTGTCGACCGTTATAAATTTCTGGATTTCTTCCCACGCGATTCTCGCCTGCCGCTTTTTCGTTGCCGCCGTGAAAAGCTTGCCGAAGTTATATCCGCCCCAGTTCGCGATGTACGACCCGGTGATTCCGTTTTCAAATGTCTTGCCGTTCTGTCTCGCGACGGATTTATATTTTCGGCGGATGCGCCGGAAACCCGTCTCGGCATGCACCCATCCAAACGGCACGCCGAGGTCGAAGCACTGGAAGTCGTGCAGCCGAACCGGACGCGGCTGCGCGCCCTCGGCTATCGTCAGCATTTCAGCATATCGCAGTATCTTCTCGGACTTCTCCGGACACCACACAAACGGAAATTCTTTCGTTCCCTGCTTGGCGATCTCGTTCAGGTGCCGTTCGCACGCCATGCGGTGCGTCAGGCAGGACGGCTCCTGCCCGGAGACCACCCGCTCAGCGTGCAAGGTTGCTCTATCCTGCACTCTCATCACCGCGCTCGTCCACGTCGAAAAGGTCAAATTTGTTCGCCGGCTCTTTCGGCTTCTGCGGAATAATAAGCTTGCATCTGCTCGATACGGTCATGCCGAAGTCGGCCGCGAATTGCTGGCAAATTTTGAGGTATTTTGCCTGCAAATTCAGCGTTTTTTCGTACTGCTCAAACGGCATTTCTTTCTTCAACCGCTTGCGGATTTTCTGCAGAGTTTCCTCGGCGATTATGTAACGCCCGAGCGACTCGGCATCGATATCAGCGTACAATCCGATGTCGGCGAGCTGCCGGGCGATATAATTGAATCTATTTTTTTGTTTCTTCGAGAGACAATCCGGCGGTTCGATTTTTGTAAACGGCGCGGTCACTTCTGCTGCTCTTCTCTCTTCAATTTCGTCCTTCCCGAGGTGCGATTTTCCGTTCATCACGAGAAGGTCTATCGGCTGTCTTGGCCGCCCTGCCATGCTCTCACTCCTTTGATTTTCATTTTCGGCGTTTTTGCTGCGAAGAGGTAGGTCGGCGACGGGTTACCGCAAAAGCGTCAAACTTTTTTCACACCCCCGTGGGGCAGGGACACGCCCGCTCGGTCTGCTTTGTTGTGACATGCCTTGCACAGCGAGATGCAGTTGGACGGATCAAAGCGCTTGTTCCAGTCCTGCTTAACGCGGACGATGTGATGTACATCCGAAGCCACTGACAAGCGACCGTTCGCCGCGCAGTTAACACACAGATAGTGGTCTCGTGCGAGTATGCCTTGGCGGAATCTCCGCCACTGGCGCGAGTTGTAAAAGGCTTCCGCCTTGGCATCCATCTCTTCGCTGTCGTCAATCTTGAGCTCTTCTCTTGTTGCTTTCCTCTCCGGCTTACATTCGGCGCAGTACGTCTCGCCGAGCGGTATGACTGCGCCGCACTTGGCGCAGAGCTTATAAAACATCCTGCTCCTCCTTTGCAGTTGACTGCAAAGCGCACCCCCGAAGGAGTGCGCCCGCGTCTGTCCCTTGCCGGACTCGGACCGGCGTCCCGAAATGTCATACGATCGGGCTCTTGCCTGTTGAGTTAAAAGGACATAAAAAGCGCACCTCTCGGCTCACGGAGAGATGCGTCAAATGAAGGTGTCGGCAGCGCGCGGAGTCGAACCGCGCCTTTGGGGTCCTATAAGCCCTAAAGATAACCGTATGCCGCCATATAAAGTGCCCTGCTATTAAAACCCGCCGCAGGGCGAGGCGGGAAGAAAGGAGAAAAGAATTTTATGTAGAACTCTGTTTCAGCCGTTCGGCGATCCGGTCTTGAGCGACGCGATAATATCGCTCATCTTTCTCAAACCCGGTGTAATGCCGTCCGGTGTTGATGCAGGCGATAGCGGTCGTCCCGCTCCCCATGCAATTATCAAGCACGGCGTCGCCAACATCGGTGTATGTGCGGATGAGGTATTCAAACAGCGCAACCGGCTTTTGCGTCGGGTGCAAGCCCCGCTCGCAGTTGATTTGTAGCAGATTCCGAGGATATCCGGTCACATATCGCAGCGAGTCTTTGCCGAGAGTGCTGTCTTTGTAGATGCCGTCCGTTTCGCGCTTGCCTTTTACGGCTATCGGCTTCTCAAGGTGCTTGATGCCTTGCGGATTGTATGTCGGCGCTTTTTTGTAAAAAACACAAACATCCTCGATGCAGCGCATCGGCTGATATTTTGCAAAGGTAAATCCGGTCGGCATGTTTTTCTGCCAGTACCAGCAATAGCGAAAAAATCGGCGGCAGCTGTTAATGACGTCGGTTGTAAACGGCTGTGCGGCCGTAAGCACCACGGCGCCGTTGTCTTTCAGAATCCGCCAATACTGCGACCACAAAAGGCCAAAGTCCAACGCGTTATCCCACGCGCAGTCTGTCATGCCATATGGCAAATCGCAAAGAATCATGTCAATGCTGTCGTCAGGGTAGATTTTCATCCCGGCGATTCCGTCGCCGAGAAATATCTTGTCCAAGTACTCCAAGTTACACTTCCTCCAGTGATTCAAAAAAATCCGGAATTCCGCGCTTTTCGCTTATCAGAGTACTCTACACTACCCATTATAGGCTCAAGTTGGTCCCCTTTGTGCACTCTTTTATTTTTGCTCGCGGTCGAGAATGCAGAAAAATCTGTGGCGGAGATTATAAAACTGCCTGCGCCCGCTCGGCACTGGCATATATTCATACGGCGTCCCCTGCGTGACGTTTTTGAGTAGCGGCGTTATCAGCCCGACATCAGAGCCGCAGGCAAGTTTCACACACCGCTCAATCAGAGCGACGTCCGCCTTTTCCCGCTCCCGGCTTTCCGCTCTTTTCGCTGTCGGATCAGAGCAGCCCGAAGCGGACGGCATCCCGGACGGAGCCGCCGCCGATAAAGCATATGTATCTTTTGCCCGCTCCTTTTTTCGCGGATACTGTAGGCAAAAGTATTTCAGCTCCCGATACCGCTCGCGGGGTATGTCATATTTTTTCGGCAAATCCTTATCTCTCGGCATTGTCGTTTTCCCTTAACAGCTCTGGGTTATCGTGTATATTCCCGACAACCTCAAATTCGGCTGAATCAAATTCGGCTGGATCATAGTCAAATGTTGTAAATTTTATGCCCGCTTGCCCAATAAAACTCGTGAGACCGTTGTCATAGACAATTTGAAAAATGTACATTTTGCCGAGCAAAAATCTCTTTACTATATCGCCCTCAAAAATCTTTGTGCCGTTTTTATCTTTAAGACCTGTGTATTGTCCCACAGTTTCAGGATTAACAAAAATTCGACATTTGTTTCCAAACCTATCGAGATATATAATTATTGCTCTGTCGTCCTCAGTTGTGTCCAAACTGCCAAAGCACCAACTATGATTTATGACTCCAGAAAAATCTTTACCTCTAAACAGTATTTCTCTCATTGTCTGCCTTCGCCTCTTTTCGCTTTTATTTCTATCCGGCTGCAATAGTCGCTCTCCTTCACGAACCCGCCATATTCTTCACAATAGCTATATGTTTCGGCATAGACAAAATTTTTACAGTCTTTGCAGTGTGGAATTTTTTCAGCGGCAATGTGCTCTTTCAACGCTTCAATCGCACACTCCATTGCGTTACATTGCGGGCACTCGTCATAACATTTCCCTCGGCTCATCTCTGCCTCAAAAAATTCAAGTGCTTTTTCTGCTCTCGTTTGGCTCATTTTGTTTTTTCCTCCTCTTCGTCGCGAAACTTGACACATTTACAAGGCTTTAAAAAGCTGACATCCGTCAGCAGTTTTTCCTTTTTCTCGGTCGATTCGGCGGCTCGTCCTCGGACTCTTTTATGTATTTAAAGCACATATATCCGAATCTGTTTTGTATACACTCCACGAGGCGATAGCCTTTCGGGGCGATTGGCGGGCTGTCCGGGCTGTAGCTCCGGAGCGCGACCTTTGCGTCCTCGCTGTCAGGCTGCCGCATGTTGCGGGTTGATAAATATCTATGTTTAGTGCCCTGCTCGGGCGTCCAATGGTCGAATAAGTAATTGGCAAGACCGGTGTAATCGCAACCGTGGTCTATACCGTTATAATAGTTGTGTCTGCGCAGGTGCTCGATCTGCACGATGTCGCCATAGATCCACTGCGCCTTTATAATCTCTTCCGGCACGCCGTCAGAGACCATGTGAAAATGTATTCTTTTCGTGTTTCTGCCGCGTCCCATGTAAAGGTTGATTTTCGCTTCCGGGCACGCGTATTGTAGTCTGCGTTTATATAATGTACGCAACCGGCGCGCCTCGCCCCAGTCATGCACTTCGTGGTCATTGTCAAAAGTCAGGGTGGAATAAAGTGAAGTCGGCGAGAAATTCTCATTGAAAACTCGCGCGTGCTTCCGACGTGCTATCGTCAGGTTGTGGCGCTCTCGCTCCTCATCCGTGCGGAGCACCGGCTTGTATTGCGCTTTCGCGACATTGGCGGTGCGGTCAGAAACCGTGTAGACTTCCTGTTCGCAAACCGCGCCGGAAAATATTCGTTTCTTGACTCGCACCGCTTTTCACATCCTCATTTCAGATTTTCGTATTTTATTGAACTCATCGATGAAAGCTCATCGAGATAGTTGACCGTCTTTTTGGTCAGCACCTGCGTTGTGCTTATCGGGATAATTGCCATCACAAAGAATCCAGCTTTTGCCGCGAAGAACGCGCCGGACTCGGTCTGACGGTAGTACAGCTCAAACTCGTCCACATCAAGCGGCTCGAGATATTTTGACTCGACAAACTCTATTCCGGCCGAAGTCTTATATGGTATATAGTCATAAGAGCCTATCCGCAGAGATATCGGCAGAGGATCGCAGCGCTCCTCTCCGTCAAACTCGTCCTTGACCATCTTCAAAAACGCTTCCGGCGGCTCGGCGGTATACCGCTGCACGATTTTGTCCGCCTGCGTCGGCGTGATGTCAAAAGACGTCATGAGCGAGTCGATTGAAAACACCGGGCAGTCATTAAGATAGTAAGCGGCGAGACCGTCGCCGAGCATCTGTGTTGTCATGTCGTACAGCGAGATGCATTTATTTGCCTTGCACAGACTTATAATTTTTTTGATTTTCATAAAAAGTTCCTTTCTGCTTTATTAAATCGATGTCATCCGCCCGCACGTTCCAGTCCTTTTTTGCCTCATCGCGCTCGTCGACGCCCACCAAAAGCCCACCGTCGGAATTGATTTGAAGTTCAAATTTATATTTTTTCGGAATGGAAGCTCCACATTCTTGACATTTGATGCAGAACACCCAGCCTCTAATCGCGCCCCTTTCGGTGGACGCTGTCGCCACATATTTTGCCGGTGCTCCGCAAAACGGGCACCTTCTCAATGGCTCTCTTTGCGACTCAAACTCAAACATCGTAAGCACCTCCGTTTTTCGAGGTAAAAGGGTTCGTTATCCATTGTTATTCCTCCATCGGTTCGTTCCAACATTCCTTGTTCCAACATTCATCGCATTCTAACACTGGACACTCTCCGCCGTAAATTCTTTCTCTGCATACAAACGGGGTTCCATCTGAGTTGCTCCGCGCTTTCGGGAACTTCTCAAAGAAGTCCTGCGCGTATGTTTTCTTCGGCTGTTCGTCGCTCCATTTTTGCACAGTTTCGATTGCCGTTTTAATATCCTTATCACGGATTTTTGAATGCGTGAGCTTGCAAACCCCAAACATCGGGCAGTCCTCTTTATTAGCCGCATTAGCCACGCACTCATCACGTGAGCCACAAAGTCTTTTGAGTTCGTGTAAAAAGTTTGTTGTTTTGCTGCAATCCATTTTTAAATCTCCTTTACTGTTATTTCTGTTCACGGGTTTTCTTTGTCATAGCTCCCGAAGAGCTGAAGCTCAACATTTGAAAAGCTGTCATCTTCTGCCTTGTGCGGATCCGCGCCCCTCGGGGACTATCTCTCCGCAACAAACACATCTGTCTGCATTAGCCATTTTCAACCCTCCTATTCCATGCTTTGATTTCTTGTTCTTTGGTTGAGTGCATTTCGGCGAAAGAACTGCACACGCAAGCTCCCACTGCTCTTGATATTGGTAAAATAAAATATTCGCCGCAAGCATATCCGATTTCGGGCACTTCGCCGCATTGTGGACAAGGTTTTAAATCAAGCATCGCAACCACCTCCGTTGCAGGCGTATTCTTTCAGCGCGGCGGCGGCTTGCGCCATAACGCTCTCGATGCACGCGCTCGACACGACTTCGCCGTCGTTATGCGCCGGGCAGACCTGGCATGCGCCCTCTTTGCCGGATCCGCAAATCTCCGCCGCTTCGATAAGCTGTTCAAGCGTCAGGGTTTTCATGCTGGTCGACCTCCTTTGCAAGTCCGCATTTAAGCGGGCTGTTATAACAAGGATTTTTACAAGTGCCAATTTTCTGACACTGGAAACAGCAGTAATTCCCGCGACGGTGGTCGCAGTTAAAATGTGTGCACATCATGATTCTGGCTTTCTTTTTATTCATCGTCCGCCGCCTCCATTTCCTCGTTCCAGCAGTCTTTACACGGTGCCGGACCCGCTCCGGAAACAGCGGAGTGCTGGCAGCTCCCGCCGTAGCAGTTCGCACGGCATATCCTCGGCACACCTTCTTTATCCGGCTTGGCTTCCGGGAACTTCTCGAAAAAGTCCCGCGCATAGGTTTTTCGCGGGTGGCAGTTTGTCCATTCAAAAACAGATTCAATATATTCGTTTATATCATCATCCGAAAGATAATTAGTTATATAACAGGTATCGTTTGATCTGTTTTTGCAAAAGTCGCAATCATCTACACATCTGCACATCCTTTGTGCATCCTTTAAAAATTTCATTATGCACTTAACCGCCTCAGTCTGCGCGCCGGGGTAATCGTAGCCAAAAATAAAATCGGTCGATACATTAAAAAAACCTTGCAATTGTCGTTATCTGCGCTAAATTCGGGGCCCTCTTTCCAGCCACAATATACGAAATCGTATTATCCGTTACGCCGAGTTCTTTCGCGAGATCTTTCTGCTTCTTGTTTTGCTCTGCCAACAATGTGCCTATAGCCTGGCCTATTCTCTCTTTTATTTTCATATCCATACTCAACCCTCCTGGAGCAGCGCTCCGAGCTTCTGCATCGCGTCGCGAAGTTTGGCGGCGGTAGTCTCGTCATCCATCGACGCGATTATACCGCGCATGACATTGATATATTTCTGTACGCTGTCAAAGTAGACGCTGAATTTTGCGACCTCCGGCGAGGCGGTGAGCTTCGCGTCCTTTTCGACCTTTTCCAGCCGTCCGACCAGCTCGCTTTTCTCTTTTTCGGCGGCGTCGAGCACCGTCTTGTATTTCTTCTCAAGCTCCTCGGTCTTCCTGCCGAGCTCGTCGGCGGCAGATTTCTCGGCAGCATCGCGTGCCCGCTTCTCGGCTTCGGCTATGGCTTTTTCTCTGTCCTTTTTTGCCTTTGCGCGCTCTTTTTCGATCGCGTCGACGGTGTACTGCTTTATTTCTTCGGCGGTCGGCTCGCGCATGACCGTCGCGGCAGGCTTTTCGGACGCCGCTTTTAGCTCCTCGCGCAGGCGGCGGACGGTGTCGGAAAGGTCTTCGTGCTCTTGGCTGCTTTTCGCGAGCTCGTCGCGCTCGGCGGTGATAAGCGTCAACTGCTCCTGCGCCTCGTGCAGCTTGCTGATAGTCTCTTTCAGTTCGCGGGTGGACATCTCCGCGACGTCGTTATTCTCCTCGACTTCCTTGCGCTCATACCACGGCAGAGCGGCGAGCATTCCGAGCTTCGAGATTCCGAGGCTTGCATTCGACTGCAAATATTTCTCGCCGAGCGACTCGAGTGCCTGTATATATGTATAGGCTTGCCGCTGCTTGATCCCGACATCCTGCTCGACATATTCCTCAAATGTCTCGTGTCCGAGCAAAAGATATTTGCGCTCGTCGCGCATCCTTTTAAGATTCTGGCAAAAGTCCACCATAGCGGACGCGGCAAGGTTGCCTTTTGCGATTATCTCATAGTGTAGATTTAACGCCTCATTCTGTTCCTCGCTCAGATTGCCGCTGAGCTCCATGCTTCTGATTACTTCGTTCATATTTTTCTCCTCTCTCACGCTGCCGCGTGACTTTTCTTCTTTTTATTTCTGATATACCCGCTCCACGCGTTTACAAAGGCTTCGACCTCCGGCGTCTTTCCGCAGTTGTGCAAGCCTCGGCACTGGACGATGTTCTCGGTTTTCGGGTTATATTCTAATGTATAAAAAGGCTTGTCCGGCTCGCTTTTCTTTCTGATAAAAAAGATAACCGTCTGCCCGCTCAGGTGTTTTTTGGCATATGTCGCGACACAATGGTGCAGAGCGCTTCCCTCGTCGATAAGCTCGGCGTGACTTCGCGCCGGGCGAATCAACAGGCCGCCGCTTTCAAAATCAAAGTCCCGCTCGAGATTTTTGAGCCGCTTCCCAAACTCTTCCTGCGTTCTGCGCGTCTCTTCGAGCTCCTTTTGCCGTCTTGCTTCCGCGAGCGCGTCAATCGTGCGCTGATGCGCCTGCGCGAGATCTGGCGGCAAGAGGATATCCTCACGGCTAAGGTCAAGATTAAGCTTTTCGCAGTCGCTCCAATAGTCGCGGAGCGTGTACGGATGTTCGTTCTGCTTTTCGAGGTATTTCACTGCTTTTTTAAAAGGCAGTCGCTTCTCGATTTGTGAGACACAGTAATTGTCACAGGCTCTGTACGCTATCGCCTGATATGTTGTGATGCCGTACTTTTTGGCAAGCTGCGCATAAAGCACGGCATCGCGCGTTTTTTCGGGTAGTTCTCGCAACTCCTTTTTCGTCAGCCCGAGAGCCGCCGAAACGGTCTTCGCGCGGCGGTTGACAACTCCATTCGTCAACGAGTCATTGACCGCAAGCCTGATAAAGCCTTCCTTCACCAGTTTTTCCGTCAGTACCGGATATTTGACATATGTATCAAGCCAGCCGCAAGGATTTCCGCCGAAGTTTTCCATATATGCCGACATCTGCGCGTACTGCAAATTGGTGTTTTTAAAAGTCTCGTCATTAAAGCCATAATAATGGTTTTCGGCATAATTTTTCTCGTTCGTATACCACGGCTGTCTTGAGCTTGGCTCCGGTGTGGTCGTCATGCGCTCCCAGTCTATCTCCCAGCCGTGGAACCCATACGACCACCTTTTCGTCCACACGGCGTCAACACCGGTGTTGTAATAGATCCGATATTCCTCAAAAAAATTGGTCTTGACTGTTGTATAGTCCAGGCGGTAATCGCGCTCCACAAATCCCGCCCGGACGAGGATTCCGCCGTCCCGCAGTTTCGTGGCAAAAAGGATATATTTTTGGTCATACATATATTTTCTGCCTCTGCCGCTGTCGTGGAACTCGACCGTGCTTTTGCACGCCGGGCAAAAGCCTATGTCCTTGTGTTTGCAGTTGACATTTTGCACATCGGCGGCGCTGTATGTCCGGCCGAGCTCAAGCACCACATCCTTGTGGCAGTGCGTACAGTGTCCGTATCTGACGCCGTTTTCGCGGTGCGTGAAGAGATAGCGGCTCCCCAGCAGGACGCTGTCGTCAACCCACTGCGCGACCTTTTTCGGCAGACCGTCGATCGACTTGGCAAAAGCCATTTTTTTTGCGTGCCGATACTGTTCTTTGGTGATTTTCTTCGCTTTTTGTCCCATGTTGCCACCTCACAGCAGATCCGCAAGGTCAAGGCTGATAATGTTGTCGGTCTTCGGCTCTTCGGCGATTCCGTAATATTCGCGGATCCAAGAGTAGACCGTTTCATCTTCGACCATCGCGCAGCCGTTCTCGGCATGCTTTCTTGCTTTTCCTGTCACGGCTTTCACACAGTCCGCAAGGCTCTTTTTTTCGTCCGTGACCTTGCCCGCACTGATATCGTCGGTTATAAGCGCATCGATGATATACTGCGCTATGCGCTTCTGATTCGTGCCACCCTTTTCGCCCTCGGCGTCGATTTTGGCTATTGCCTTTTTCATCAGTTCTGTCATTTTTCTTTTTCTCCTTTAAGTCATATTGATGTCGAGTTAGCTCGCTGAAAATTGCGTCCTATTTTCCGGCAACACCTCTGTCGAGTTAGCTCGCCGAAAATTGCATACTAATTTCAGATTGCCGCGCTGAAAATTAGCTCACAAAAAATTGCGTCCTATTTTCCGGCAACACCTCTGTCGAGTTAGCTCGCCGAAAATTGCATCCTAATTTTAGATCACCGCGCTGAAAATTAGCTCGCGAAAAATTGCGTCCTATTTTTCGGCAATGTCTATGTCGAGTTAGCTCGCCGAAAATTGCATCCTAATTTCAGACTGCCGCGCTGAAAATTAGCTCGCGAAAAATTGCGTCATAATTTCAAATATTCCGATATTTCTTCCTTCGCCCGCTCCCACCCGGAGCACCACACGGCGCGGAAACCCTGTCGCTCAAGCGCTTCAAGCCACCACTGTTGGTCGACCGTCGGCTTGTTTCGGCCGGCTTTCATTTCGATGTACAAGCCGTGGTATTTCCCCCGGGCGACCGGCAGACAGAGGTCGGGCACGCCCTTTTTCATTCCCTGCCGTCGGAGCGCGGCGCCGTATGAGACACTACGCTTGCCTTCGTTCGGGATGTGGTATAAAAGCTTCAGCTCCGGGTGTGCGGCGGACTGGTATTCCGCCCACACAAAAAGCGCCTCCTGTTCCTCCGCTTCGCGGTTTTCGCGGCGGGTCGCGCTTGCCTGATCTTTTTCGGTGCTCCCTCCGTCCGTCGAGTAGACAGTCAGGCTGTCCAGTTCGCACCCGCAAACGCGGCAGAGTCTTGTTTTGTCGCCGTCGGCAAAATTATATTCACGCCCGCATTTCGGGCATCTGTAAGATCGTATTTTCATATCGCGCCCCCGTTGACATTTTCAGGCGGCGGTGTTATACTGTTAATGGTGTTTGGTGTTGTTTTGACAACATCATTTGGGCGTCCTGTTACCGCAGGGCGTCCTTTTTCATATCTGTCAAGCCTCGGCCACAAAGCCCGCTCGATTCGCTCAAGGTATTTATTCAGTGCCTCGCGGCCGTCGCGGAAGCTCCACTCGGTCTCTTTTCCGCCGTCCGTGTACCGCACGATATATTCGTCCTCACAGCCCGGACAGAACAGCAGCGTCACCGGCTTCGCGCCGCTTATCTCGACTCTTGTAACAACCTTGCTACAGCTCAAAACACTGCCGCCTCCTCTTCTTTTCAAAATAATAGGCACAGTAATCATCCGTAGCGGGAATCTCGCGGAATCGGTCGGTGTTATAGGTATAGGTGCAGCACTTCCCGTCCCAGCCGTCGCCCGCACAGTCAATTTTCCGCAGCCAATGGCAGCTTTTACAGACCTTTTTCCTGCGCCATTTTTGCCCGCTCCCCGGCGCGTCAGCTGTCTTTTCGAGTGCCTGCATCGCGCCCGCTCCTCTTTGCTCTGATTTTGGCTCTGACTCTGTCTTCAAAGGCGATAAGCTTGTCCTCGCGGATAAAGCCGTAGATGATAAGTACGACGACGGCGATCTCAAACACCGTCTGGATTGCAAATTTCAGTATCATTTTCTTTGTCCTCCTTGTTCTCAAAGCGCAGGCGGTCGATGCGGACCGTTGCCGTCAGCCTGCCCTTTTTGTCCTCAAGCTCAGCGGTCACCGCAAGCTCGCCGTTGATGATGCGATATATAACCGCAGACACTTTGTCGTATCTGACATCTCCGACAAGCGGCACGTAGTATATGACCGGCTTGCCGGTGACAAGCGCCTGCTTGACTTCTTCGTTAGTCATGGCGCCCTCCCTTTATTTCCGCACGAGCGAACGAAGTATTAAGTTTTCCTGCTCGAGCTCCCGCACTCGCTTTTTCAGCATTGCTTTGTCGCCGGAACTGCTGACCCACTCTTCAATTCTTCGCGCGATTACGGACGAGCCATCAAAATCGGGATAGTATATCGACAATCCTAATGTGTCGGGGCCGATGCTGACCTGCCGTGCAATGACATCAATGACTTCTCTCGCGGCTTCGTACCGCCTGACAAACAAATCGTTGCTCTTGTCCTTAACACGACAGAGCGCTGCGAGGGCATCTTTCGGCAAAGCGTCGTACCTGTGCGGGTCTTTTTTTTGAGCGAGTATACCCTCGTAGCGGTCGAGGATTTCAGCTTCTCTTTCATCGATTATGTAGACGCCGTCATTCATTTTCATTCTCCTTTCAAAACATATCGCGGATATAGATGCATATCCACAGCGCAACATTAAACCAGCCCAAAAAAGCCTGCACTTTTTTGTGTCTTTCATCGCCCGGGCACAGACTCATTACGCTACAAAAAATCGACATCACCAAGCACGCGATACAAAGATTTTTGCTCACTTCGCCGCCTCCTCAAAAAATCTATGTCCGCCGATGGTGCAGACATAGGTCTGCGACTCGTGCCAAAGGCTCTGACACAGCGCCGGCGCATAAAAATAAAGTATTTCACGATCCGTAGCGGTCTCGCCGTCGTCAAAAACCTTGGCGACGGCTTTTTTGACCTCGTCGCTCGGCTCAGGTCGGGCGGCGGTGTAGCCAAAGCCGCGGACGATTTCGAGCGGCCGCTTGTCCTCCTGCTCGCAGGCGTTAAGTATGCACTGAGCCACGGCCATTTGACCGATATACGGCTCGGCTCCTGCTTCCGCCATGACTACCCGCTCGATTTCGTTGCGCTCGGCGGCGGTCAGGGCGTATCTGACGCTTGCAGTTGACTGCAAAACCGTTTCCGTCTTCGCCTCCACCGCCGTCTCCGGCTCGGTCGGCTCGACATAATAGACCTCCGGCATCGCGCTTGTTATCTCCGGCAGAGCCGCGAGAACCATAATCGCCACCAGCGCGATAACCGCGCACATAATCAACATATCCTTAGTCATCGGCGTCCACCTCGGTTAACTGCACGGCGGTTATAAGCATTTCGCTTGTGACAAAGTTGTAAATGCTTTTTTCTGCGCCAACTGCGGTTTCTGCCCATATTTGTGGTTGGGTTTTTATCACATTTTCCGCAATCCTGCACGCCGCTGTTATTGCCGGCGCAGTTAGAGTACCGCACGGCACCAACTGCAGTATTTCTTGTGCAAGTGCTGTTGATAATCCAATCATCGTTGACGTTATGTCAAGCGGGTCACCGTCTGCCACAGCGTCTTTAAGCGCCCGGTACCTCGGTTTCAGATTTTCTGTCATTTTCTACATTCCTTTCTTTTTCTTTTCAAGAACACAGTTTCTCAACCGTGCAACTGATTACTTTTCTCAGGTGGTCTTCCAACGCCATGTAGCGTTTTACACCGCCGTGCTCGTTGTACTCGACCAGTGCCTGCGGTCGGATATCGTAGCACCACTCTTTCTCGCGCAGGTACGCTGTGCCAATCGGCAAGACCTGTTTCTGCATCGCGCAATAAATAAAGTCTTTCGACTGGCCGAGGTACCGCGCCGCCATTTCTACCGGCACACTGCCGTCGATGGCGAGGATCTCCTCTGTCGTAGGTTTTCGCATGCTGATTCCGCTCCTTTTCTCAAGCACTCTGCTCTTTAAGCCAGTTTTCTTCGGCGTGAATAATATTTTCCACCGTAAGATTCAAAGCTGTCGCGAGTTTTGCAACGAGAGTGATGTCCATTTTCTTTTGGCGCGTGCCGTTTTCGATTGAATTGAAATACTGTCGGCTGATTCCAATAGAATTGGCAACATCTTGTTGCGAAAGATTCAGTTCATTTCGTCTTTTTACGAGATAAGTTCTCATTTAAAACACCTCTTTGCTTCATTTCGTTGACATGATTTTAGCATGTTCAAATCAATATGTCAACATTTTGTTTACATTTTTTTATTTTTTTGCTTTTCTCGGCATATTAACGTTTCATTTTGTTGCAACAATTGACAAGCAACAAAATGTTGCGTATAATAGTATTGAGGTGGTAGAAATGAATAATATGGCATATTACAGAAACAAAAAGAATTTGTCACAACAGAATGTCGCGGATTATTTGGGGATAAGCCGTCAAGCATATTGCAACTATGAAACCGGTAAAAGAGAGGCATCCTACGAGACTCTCTTGAAATTAGCCGAATGCCTTGAAACCTCGGTTGACGAACTTTTGAGAGAGCGTCCAACATCCCAAGAGGTCAACGATGAGGACCTCATGTTCGCACTTTTTGACGGCGCAACCGAAGAAGAAATAACTCCAGAAATGTATGCAGAAGTTAAACATTTTGCAAAGTTTATTTTGGAAAGGGAAAGAAACAAAAATGAGCAGTCTTGACGGCTTGTATGATTTAGCAGAAGAAGAGAACATTGAAGTGCTTGCTGTCTCTCTGCCAATAATCGGCGCAGTGTCGGCCATGCGGCAGAGCGGAAAGTGTTACATAGGAATTGATCCGTTTTGTTTGGAGACGACCAGTGACGAGTGCGTCCGTTTGGCGCACGAGCTTGGGCACTGCGTCACCGGCAGTTTTTACAACATACATGCCGCCTGCGATGTCCGCGCCAAGCACGAATATGCCGCCGACAAGTGGGCAATAAAAAAGCTCGTCCCGGAGGACGAGCTTGAGGAAGCGGTGAAGCATGGTTTCACAGAATCATGGGAACTTTCCGAATATTTTGATGTGACCGTTCCGTTTATGCAAAAAGCTATGAGCTATTATAAAGAACAAGCCCTCGGGCGTTTGTAATAAGATTGGAGGTCAAATAAATGGCAAAAGGTAAGAAAAAAGCAAACTGGGTGTTGATTATCGCGGTAATGTTTATACTCGGCGGCATAATGGCACTTATCGAAAAAATCAAGGAAAGCGCCCACCCGGCCCTTTTTACGGTGCTTATCGTGGTCGGCCTCGTGGCTGTTGCCGTCTGTGTATTTCTGATTCTGCGACACGCAAAAAAGAAAAGGGACGCCGCGGTTGATTCCGTCGACATCCCCGACCGAGCTGTGCCGGACTCCGAGCCGGTCAAGCCGGCAGAAACCGGATCCAATCCGCTTTTTATACCGGAGAAAGACAAACAGAACTTTCATTTTCTTCCGAATGTCACTGACGGCAAAGCACTTAAATATAGTTATGAAGCACACCTCGTTATGCTCCCTGATGTTTGTGGTGTTGCAGACCTAATCGGAAAAACCGGAAAAAGTTTGGATATAGTCCTTGAGCCGGAAAACGAATATGATTCCCGTGCCGTTGCTCTGTACCTCGAGGGAAAAAAGATAGGGTATGTGCACAAAGGACGCTTGCAGGATATGATCCACGATTGGCTTGAGCGTGGCGACAAAATGCTCTGCTGCCTTAAACGATTGACGGCAGAAGATGCATACTTTCTCATAGGCTTTTATAAGGACTTGGATTATTTCAAAGGTCGGACATTTAAGCTTATCGGAGTTACCAAAAAAGACGGCGAAGGCATCTCGCGTGCAAGAAATGCCGAAGTATTAAGCCCCGGCGATAGCGTGTGGGTCTTTGTTGATGATGATAAATACATCGTAACCGACGGCCCTTTAGACTTTGGAGAGCTGCCAAAGGCTGCTATCGAATACGCCGAAGGTGCGAGCAGAATCGTCGGCAAGGTTGAAGAGTGCGATTTTGACGATAACGGAAAGCCCGAAATCTATGTGACTATTTATCCTATAAAATAAAAAAAGCCCGCCCCTGCGGGAACAGGGACGGGCGGAGCATCAAACCACACCTACGACAGAGTGAGTTGATATATTTATTATATCACCCGCTCCGGGAAAGTACAAGCAAAGGAGCGGTATTTTTTATGAAAAATCCGAACGGATATGGGTCTGTATACAAACTCGGCGGCAAACGGCGCAAACCGTGGATTGCGTTGACTCCGGCGCACTTCGTCGCCGACAGCATATCAAAAAAAAGAACGGTCATCGGCTACTACGCCACGCGCGCCGAAGCAATGACCGCCCTCGGGGCGTGGAACGAATCGCCAACCGCGCTTGTTCCGGCTCCCGCCGAAGAAATGACTTTCCGGCAGCTATACGAAGAGTTTGTCAAGCTTCAGCGGTTTCAAAACTTATCCAAGCAAGCCCGCGACACCTATCTCGGCGCATGGAAAAACCGCCTTTCCGTTTTGGGCGACTACAAAGTAAAAGACTTGCGGACAGCGCACTATCAGGCGGTGATAACCAAGGCATACGAGGACGGGCTTTCCGTGTCCTCGGTGCAAAAAACAAAGGTCTTTGCCGGAATGCTCTGCGACTACGCCGTACAGACGGATGTCATATCAAAAAATTACGCTTCTTTTACCACGCTGCCGAAAATGGAAGAAAAGGAAAAGACGCCTTTTTCCGATCTCGAACTGCACAAGCTCGAAGAGGCGGCGGAAAGGAGCTTTATGTATGCGGATTTGATAGTGATTATGTGCTACACCGGATGGCGAATAAATGAATTTTTGTCGCTCACGCGCTTTAGCTGGGATCCGGAAAACCACACTCTGACCGGCGGCGAAAAGACCGAAGCGGGCAAAAACAGAATTGTGCCGGTCTCCGATAAGGTCATGCCGTATCTGCAAAAGTGGCTCGACAAGGACGGTCCGACAATCGTCTGCAAAGAATATCGCGGTAAGCTCGTCCGCGTGACCGACAAGTATTTCCGCAACCAGTGGTACTACCCGACGCTCGAAGCCCTCGGTCTGCCGCGCCTGACTCCGCACGCCACGCGGCACACTTTCGCATCGATGCTCTATCGCAACGGCATCGACAAGTGGGGAATCCAAAAGCTTATGGGACAGGTGTCCGACGCCGCAACTAAGCGCTATACGCATATCGAGATGGCGCAGCTCAAGGACGCCGTCAACTCGATTTGACCTAAAAAATTTGTTAGATTTTTGTTAGCAACCGTCAGAAAATCAGGTCTTTTGAGGTTATACGAGAAATATAAAACCGCACCGATTTTCAAAACAAAAAAGCCCCGAAGCCGTTGTATATCAACGCTTTCGGGGCTTTTGCTTCTGGTGGACACGCACGGACTCGAACCGTGGACCTCTTGCGTGTGAAGCAAGCGCTCTAACCAGCTGAGCTACGCGTCCTAAAAAATAAAGATGTCAGAATCCAGACCGAACGAATTTCTGATCTGCCGATTGCGACATCTGTTTGGTGGCTCTGGTGACCCGGACGAGAATCGAACTCGTGTTACCGCCGTGAAAGGGCGGTGTCTTAACCTCTTGACCACCGGGCCAAAATTGGTAGCGGCAGTTGGATTCGAACCAACGACACTCCGGGTATGAACCGAATGCTCTAGCCAACTGAGCTATGCCGCCATATGTGAGCCTCGTCATCCGACAAGGCTTGATTATTATATTATATCGCAAGCGATTTGTCAATATATTTTTTGCAAAGTAGGACAAGATTTTCAAATTTTTCTTGAAATTTATTTCCCGACTCACCGAAAATGACGGCAAGCCGGGAAATTATCAT